TCCAGGATGTCGCGGTTCAGGTAGGACTTGACCCATGCCGAGGCCGAGGTCACCAGAGACGCGATGAGTGCGTCATCGGTGGCGCTGGTCAGGCCCAGGTAGAGCTTGACGGCCTCTTGGGTGGTCAGATCCCCGGCGGCCATGGTCACTACTCCTCAGCCTTCTTCTGGCGAGTCTTGCGGCTGGGGGACTCCATGGCATCGGGCGGAGTGGTGCTGAACCCGTGGTCCATCAGCGCTGCGGCGTGGGCATCTTCCACGTCAAAGGCCCCATCGGTCCCCTTCTCGTAACTGACGCCATCCACGGAACAGCCTGTCGCGTCCGGGTGGAACAGCTTGACGCTCATTGATGGCTCCTAGAAGTAGGGGCGGGCAGTTGCCCACCCGCCCCTGGGTTAAGCGCGGAGTTGGTTAGGCGCCCGCAACATTGGTGAGCTTCAGCAGGGACGCGGGGAAGTAGTGCTGGAGGACTTCATCCACATATACGCCGTACTCGTACTTGCGGCTCCGAAGCGGCCACTCGAGCTGGTAGTAGTCACGGCGGGTCTTGACCTGGAACACATTGCCCACGCCGTTGAGCGGGTAGGGGATCTGCTTGCTGTAGCCCAGGATGGTCCCGGCAGGCATGAAGGGGTGGACGCGGACCCGGATCAAGGTGTTGGTGATCGGGTTCAGGTAGGAGCCCACGCTGGCACCAGCGGCGATGCCGGTCTGACCAGCGCCGTCCAGGTTGAACCGGAACAGCGGGGCGCCGCCGTTGGCGAGGCATAGCTTGTTGATGAGCCGGATACCCGCGCTGGACACCAGGAGATCGCTGGGACCGAACCGGAGGTTGTCGTACATGTTCTGGAGCAGGTCATTCAGCTCCTGGATGCCGCCCGCGCCGTCGCTGGTCAGGGTGGTGCCGGTGCCGGGAGTGCCGGTCGCCAGGGTCTTGATCTGGGCGTTGTTCGCGGACTTGGCGAAGGAGAGCAGGCCGTCGAAGTTGTAGGTGGCATCCTTGGAGTAGTCAGCGGAGGCCAGAGCCGAGGCCAACTGGTGGGTGCCGTTGAGGGGCGCGGAGACAGCCAGCGAGTTGATGCTGGTGATGGCCTCCAGCCGCTCCGAGCCGGTCGTGCCGATGAACCAAGCGTAGGCCACAGCGCCTTCCACCGGGGTCACGGAGCAGGAGAGGGTCTGGCCGAGGGTGATGGCCTGGGTAGCTGCGGCGGACTTCTGAGCCGCACCACCGTTGATGGTGTCGGTGGAGCCGTCCGTGTTGGTCTTGGCGATCTGCTGGACCACGCCGTTGGCGAGGCTGGACCGGCTGAGGCCCTGCGGAGTCAGAGCCACGCAGATAACGGAATAGGTCGCGGCGGGCAGGGTCGCACTGGAACCACCGGCAGACAGGGTGGGAGTGGGGGTGGTGCCCAGGGCGATGCTGGCGTTGCCGCCAAGCAGCATGGGTTCTTCTTGGAGCATGAGGGACCGAAGGAGGCCGAGAGCCTCCCGCGCCTTCACATCGTCGAACCCCTGCGAGGCGTAGTCAGCCTCGAAGGTCACGTAGTCCTCCAGGCCCAGCCCGACATAGGCGGCGGTGTAGGACGCGACGCTGGTGGCGATGGACGCGCCACGGTTGCCCTCGGACACGCCGGGATGCGTGTTGCCGGTGTTGATGCCGGTGATCGCCTTCCAGCGCGTCGCCGTGTCACCACCGCCGCTCACACGGGGGATGTCGTTCCTCAACATGGTCATTTCGGCCATGAAGGGGTAGAGCGCGAGGGCGGGGGCCTGGAGGTCATAGTTGACCAGACCGAGGCTCTGCGTGAACGCCTTGCTCAGCGCTTCATCTGTGGTGCCGTTGGCCTGGGCGGTCTTCATGGCGTCCAGGGTCTCGTTGAGGTTCATTGGAACCCTCCTGTGATTGCCCGGACTTAGCCGAGGCGGGTGAGAATGAGACGGCCACTGGTCGCATGGACCTTCTTCATGGCCGCCAGGGGATCGGAGGTTACGGGCTCGGCCCCGGAACCTTCGGATTTCGTGATGGTCTGGTCTTCCTTGCCTTTTTCGACGGGGACAACCTTCAGGGGCTTCTGGCCCTTGAGGGCGGTCAGTTCGCGCTCCAGGGTGACGGCCTTGGTGATCGCCTCGTCGCGTTCCTGGTGCGCCTTGACCAGCTCGTCCTCCAGGGCGGCGGCCTTCTGGATGGCATCGGCGGATTCAGCCTTCTCGCCCTCTTCAACATCATCCCCGGCCTCCATGTCCTCAAAGGGCTTCATGCACTCGACCAGGTTGGCGACGGCATCCTTAACCGCCTTCAGGGCGGCCTTGGTTTCCTGGGAATACTTGGCGCCCTTCTTCTCCAGGTCGCCAGTATCTGCTCCCATCGCCAGCACGGCATCGCCCTGGTACTGGGAGTTGTCCGAGTTGTCCTCCATGATCTCGGACGCGATGAAGGCGCGGAGGCGCCCACAGGCAACCTCCAGATCCGCCGCCTGGGCCGCGTCGCCATCGGAGAGTTCCTTCTGCCAGAGCCAGAACAGGGCGTCCAGGCAGGCCAGAGCCTGACCGGCATCCATGATTTCCTCACCGGCCCATGCCTTGACGATGTCCAGGCGCTCCGCCTTCTCTACGTCCACCGCCGGGGCATTGCCGGTGGCCTGGGTTTCGGGGCCGGACGTGATCGTGTTCTCATCCACGGTGTCCTCCATCTTGACGAGGCCGATGATGGCCTCCGGGTTGGCGGGGCGGTCCACCAGGGAGATTTCCACCAGTTTGATGCCCTCGATGACCTTCTTGTTTTTGCCGTTCCGCTTCGTGACCTTCCCACCGATGCTGAAGCCCTTGAGTACGCCAGTCTTCACCTTGCGGCAGGACTCGGCATCCACAACCAGGGCTTCCAGGTAGGTGCGGCCGTCCTCCTGGACCTCACAAGCAATCGCGGTTCCGGCGGCAATGGGCTGGTGCATTTCCCGCAGGGCGCCGAACTTCATGTAGTCGGGGATCGCGTCCTTCATGGCGGCGGAGGTAATGACCTCACCGTCACTGTCCACCGCCTCGCTGGAGGCGATGCCGGAAACGGTCAGGGTGCCATCCTCGTTCTCGCTGACCTTGGTGATGTCGCCCCAAATCTGCATCGCCCCCCCTTTTCGCCACGGATTCTAGCACCAGAGGCTCTTTTTCAATAGCCCCATCAGGCCGCCCCCCGCTTGATGGGTAGTAGCCCACCCCCCACCAGGGTCCGCCCGCCCGAGGTTGTGATCTTAGCTCGTATGAGATAGGTGGCGCCATTCGTGCCGCCCGCGACCTGCTGCATAGCCCATTCGCCCTGAACGGTGGCGGCCCCCCTGATCATGGCGCTGGTGTCCTCCGTGGTCCCGTCCTGGCGCTCGGCGGTGAACACCGGGGTGCCCGTGATGGTCTCCCCGTCCATCAGCAGGTTGTCGAATCTGACCGTGAGGATGATGACCTCATCAGGGTCCTTGGGGCTGAAGCTCGGGATGCTCATGCGTTCACCTCATAGATTCGGACGGGTAGGGTGATGGTCCAGGTGCGGGCATCAGGGGTAACGGCGGCGATGGCCACCGGCGCCAGGGTGTAGGTCCGGGCCTCCAGCGTCACCGTCCAAACCCTAACATGCACCTCAACATAGAAACGCGAGCCCGCCTCCAATGGCCCCGCCATGGACAAGGAAGGCCCCCATGCAGCGAAGGCCAACGATGAGGACGGAATGCGGAGGGCGAATTGTGCGGAAGGTGGTGTAGCGAATGTTGCCAGTGCTGCGGATGGGACATCAAGGTTGCGCACTAGACTAGGCGCTTGCCCTGTCAGGGCAATACCAGCCGGGGCCGGTATCTGGAGGGCCTGCTCCACTCCAATCGTTGGCGTTAGACCTGCAAGGGTGATGCTTGCCGGTGCTTCAATCTGTAGATCGGTGGCGCAGGAGGCGGACAGGGTGGGCGCAGACGCGGAGAATCCCATCGCCCCAGGTGCCGGGGCTAGGGCCGTGGCTAGTGCTGGCGCTGCGGGCGTAAGGGTCAGCGCGGCGGGTGAGGGTAGGCCCAGGCCCATCCCCAAAGAAGGCGCAGGTGCCCCGGTGCTCACCGGCGCAGATGCGGGTATCCCCAAAACCGAGATAAGGACGACCGCAGCCGTGGCAAATGCCGCCGCAGTGACGGATGCTTGCAGGCTCGCGGAAAGAGAAGGCGCCGGTCCCGAAGTGCTCATCGCCGCAGCGGACGGAACCTGCAATACGATGGCTTGTGACAAGGCAGGCGCGGGTTCCGCAAGGGTCATGGCGGCCGACGGGACGGCCAAACTGACCCCCACCACCGGCGCTGCTGCGGCTGTGACGATATTCGTCGGCGTAGGACAATCGAGAGTGATCCCCGTCGTCAGTGCTGGCGAAGGGCTTAATGTGGTAATTGCAACTGGGTCTGGTGCCTGTAGCGAGAGTTGAGCCGTGGGCGCTGGCGCTGCCGTGGCAATCGCAACTGGCGCTGTAGCCTGTAGCGAGAGTTGGACAGTAGGTGCATTCGTGGCCGTGGCAATCGCAACTGGCGCTGGAGACTGCAGCGAGAGTTGAGCAGTAGGCGCACTGGTGGCTGTAGTAATTGCAACTGGCGTAGGACAATTTAGAGTGGCGCCCGTCGTCAGTGCTGGCAACGGGCTTGAGCTTGTGATGGCCGCAGGAGCCGGGCAATTCAGGGCAATGTTCTGCGTCGGTGTAGCGGTGTAAATATAATTGCTATCCGCACACGCCGCTAGTTTAGTTCCGTCTGAAGATGAAGCGATTCCTCTCCAGTTCTGCGGACTCCCACTCTGCGTCCAAGTAGCGCCGGAGTCCGTAGAGGTGTAAATGTAACCGCCATTCGCTACTGCGGTTAGTTTAGTTCCATCCGAAGATGCGGTGACTCCACTCCAGTTCTTTGAACTGGCTCTTTGGGTCCAAGTTACACCAGAGTCCGTAGAGGTCCAGATGTAGCCGCCGCTACCCGCTACTGCCGCTAGTTTGGTCCCATCTGAAGATGAGGCGATGCCAGTCCAATACTGCGGACTCGCTCTTTGGGTCCAAGTTACACCAGAGTCCGTAGAGGTCCAGATGTAGCCGCCGCTACCCGCTACTGCCGCTAGTTTGGTCCCATCTGAAGATGAGGCGATGCCAGTCCAGGTCTGAGAACTTGCTCTTTGTCCCCAAGATGCACCAGAGTCCGTAGAGGCCCAGATGTAACCGCCATCCGTTCCTGCGACTAGGTTGGTTCCATCCGAAGATGAGGCGACACTAATAAAGCTCATCGCACTCGCTCTTTGGGTCCAATTTGCACCAGAATCCGCAGAGGTCCAGATGTTGCCGCCATCCACTACTGCGGTTAGTTTGGTTCCATCAGAAGATGAGGCGATCCCACTAAAGCCCGAAGTGCTTGCTCTTTGTGTCCAAGTGGCACCAGAGTCCGTGGATGTCCAGATGCTGCCATACGCACACGCCGCTAGTTTGGTCCCATCTGAAGATGAAGCGATTCCTCTCCAGCTCTGCGAACTCCCACTCTGCGTCCAAGTGACCGTCGTAGTTGTTACGACACTTCCAGTGTCTTGCTCCCGAAACTCCGACCAAACCACGGACCCCAGGACACCTTCGTCCCGGAGGTTCTGAGTCGTGGCGCGGGTGGTCCAGAGCATCACTTAGCTCCGATGGCAAAGGAGCCGAGGGTGATGCCGGTGCTGGTCGTAACAGTCCAATACATCGCATTGATGCAGGCGTTGGCCCCGACTTTGGGCATACTGAGTGCCGCGAAGTCAGCGATGTAGAAACTGTTAGCGATGAGGCTCGCGAATGGGGCCAGCCGCTTGACCGCTGTTACGCCGAAGTTGCCAGCGGTGCCCGTGGAGGCGCTGAGGGTCACGGAATCCACGGTCTTGATCCACTTGCCCACGAGGCCAGCGGGCGGCTGGATCGGGAGCATTCGGTAGGCAGGCGTGTTGGCCGCAACGGTGACGGTCGTGGACCCAGTGGTCGCATCGTTGTAGGTCACGGCGCAGGTGGCAGTGACGCCGGTGGAGCCCGTGGCGGAGTACCATTCCAGGTAATGCTCCACATCGGAGTAGTCCGATGCGCACCGGCCATCGGTGACAGGTGCGGTCATCACCGCGCCGGTGGACTGGGCTGTGGTCACGGTCCCACTGAGTCCGCCCATGTGTCCCAGGCGGTCAATCAGCCACTTGCCCTGACCCGCGTTGGCCTGGGCGATGGAGCCCCACAGCAGGCGGCATGTGGCCGTTCCGGGGTTGATGTAGTTCGGGTTGTAGGCCCCTAGCGTTGCGTAGGTGGGGTTCGCCCACGCTCCGGGAGTCGCACCCGCCGCAGGCGCACCGCCCTCCTGCCACCCTGAATACCAGTTGGAGGCTACGGCGGTCAGGCTGGTCTTGTAGATGTTGAACCGACCACCCGCGCCGGAGTTGCCAGCAGCGGCGAGGGCGGAGACGGTATCGGAAGTGGTAGCGAAATCGGTCATGGCGCGGCCTCCAGGTACATCGGTGCGAAGGCCGACTCGATTCCCTCAAGATAGATCACCGTCTGCCCATCATCAGCGGTTCCGACAGAGGACACGGTGTGGACGCCGGGGAAGGCGTCCGCAAAGGGTGGAAGGACGGCAACGCTGTCGCCAGGATTCATTTGAGCCTCCTACTAGGTGAGCGTGAACCAGCCAGCGGCGTTCTGCGTGACAGTCACCGTGTTGCCTGCTGCGAAAGACACATCGGCGGGAGCAGAGTCCAGCAGCATGAAGCCAACAAGCGGGTTCACTTTGCCGTTGAGGGTGCCCGAGGCGTAGAGAACCAAGTAGCGGGCCGCGAACCCAGCACCGGAGCCGGTCCACGAAGGATTGTTTCCCGTCTTGAATGCCGCCGTGCCCGCAGTTTGAGTAAACGTGGGGGATGTGAGCGCGAAGCCACCGGAAGTGTAGCCGTTCCCATTGGCGACTTCGTTGGTGAGGTCACCAAACACCTCGCCAGTTCCAGCGGCAAGCGCGGCTGCGCTCGTGAACAGCGCAGCCTTGAACGAGTTGGTGTCCAGGTCGACTGTCCCGTTTCCGAGGTTCGCCTTGAAAGTGTTGAAGATCGTCAGAGCAGATGGCGCAGCCATGGGTTATTCCTCCTCATTAGGTTGCGAGAGAACCGGAAGCAGATCGCACCGGCAGTTAGGGTGAAGAGGCGGATCGCCTCCAGGGAACTCTGAATCCAGGGCCACGACCATGCCGTCCATGGCCTGACAGTCCTCACATACCTCATCCTGGGCCACCAGCCATTGCTTTGAATCCACCACGCCGGACTCACGGTAGCCCATGAGGTTGCCCTGGATGTCAGCGGCGGCGGTTTCCGTGCGGGCGATCATTTCGCACCTGGCATCCCCGAAGGTGGTCGCCTCCTGGATGGCATCCGCCAGCTCATCGTTGCTCCACCCCCCAGAGATGGCCTGACTTACTAGGTCTCTCAGCCCTTCGCGGGTGGTTTCGTCTATGCCCGTGACCAGGCGGGCCGCGTGTTCCTCCGCCCAGGGGATGGCCTTCGAGTTCGCCTGGGAGAGCATCTCGTCTAGGGCCGCCTGGCTCATGGTCCCCGTGAACTCAAAGATCTGGTCCAGCGCCTCGCTGGCGCCGTCCATGGCGATGCGACCTAACTCCTGCTTGAGCATGTCCAGGAATGCCTCGCGGTCCTCTGCTGGCAACGCCGCCAAGATCGCCTCAAGCTCCTCACGGGTGAACTCAGCCTTGGCGACCTTTTCAGCCCGCAGGTGAGCCACCACAGCGCCACGGATACCGGCCAAGTATCGCTTGGCGGCCGCCTGGATGCGCTTCTCTACCCGGCGGGCGATGGGACGGTTCCGGGTCAGGGGAGCCAGGGTCTTTTTTTTTTGGACCTTCTCAGCACTGGGTTCAGAGACAGGGGGGAGGCCGGAGGCCGAGTCACGGTCCCCCCCCTGGGGAGGCTTCGGCTTTGCACCCGGCTTCCCGGTCGGATCGCCTTCACCGCCCAACTCATCCCCGCCTGCTCTGCCGAACACCCCTGGAGGGGGCGGGGGATTCAGTTCCTCTTTCTGCTCGGGGGTCAGGGGCTTCTTGCCCAGGTCCTCGCGCACTTCGTCCGGGGTAATCACCTTCATGTCCACATATGCCTTGTGGACCTCGGCCTTCACCTTGGGGTCCGTGATCTCCTCATCGGCCCAGGCGAACTCCAGATCATCCGCGCCCCAGCACCGGACCAGGACCTCGTTCATCACATCGGCCCACCACTCCTTCAGCGGTTCCAGGCCCTCGGCCCGAGCCGTGGCGGCGTTAGTCTGGGCCGTGGCCCTGTTGTTATCCTTCACCAGCGCGGAGGGACTGATGCTGAAACACCAGCAGATGATCCGCGCCATCCACTCGTCCAGGGGGTCAGTCAGTTGGGCGTCCTTCAAGGGCTTCGTGTCCATGCCGCCTGGGACCACGATGAGTTTGCGCCGGGCCTCAAGGTTGCCCGTCAGGATGGTGTCGAACCAGTCCTGCGCTTGCTTGATCTGGTCGGGGTTCCAGATTTCCGGGGCGCCCACTAGCTGCTCAGGGATGTTGCCAGCCGTGTAATAGCTGATCAGGTGAAGCTGCCGCTTAAGCCCCAGGTTGATGACGTTCACCGCTTGCTCGACCGGGCTCATGCCGTAGAACCGATGGCTCCGCAGGTTGCGCGGGGCATAGATCAACTCATCCAGGGTGTAGTCGTTGGCGGGGAGGCCCTTGATGATCTGCTGGTAGGCTGGCTCGGGCGGGAGGGGACGCCGCCCGTTCTGGTCCACAAGGATCTTGATGGTGGCGCCGTCCATGACCTCGGGGATCTTGAAGCCCTCGGCCATCGGTCGCAGGTAGATGGTTGGGGCGTCAATGACCAGCAGATCCTCCAGCAGTTGCCTCTGCCACTGGCGGAAGGTGTGGACCAGATCGGGTCGGCGAAGCGCGGTCTGCACCAGCTTCGCCCGTTCCTGTGAGGGTCCGGGCGCCTCGTCATTCAGTTTCTTCGGGCGGACGACCCAACGCTGAGCCTCCATCTGATCCTTGCGGGTTTCGATGGCGATACGCATGAGGTCCAGCCCGCCCGACGCGGGGTCAGCGATGCGCCGCAGGACATCGAACCCAACACCGGACTCGCTGGCCTCGCTCTTGGGACGGTAGTTAAGGTTGACGCCCATGGGGAAGTCAAAGGGGCGGCCCTTCACTTCCTCTGGAGCCTGCGCAGGCAGGGGGTTGTTGGGACCGAACCATGCAGGCGTTTCGCCGGTGATGGTATAGCGGACCGCGCCAGCGATTCGCTCGATCAAGCCAGGCTCAAAGGGCGTTGCCTTTCCACCAGCTGGGGTTTCAGGTGTCGCCATGCCAGCCTCCTGTCAGGGGGGATTTTAACCGCCGGTGTCGGCTTTCGCTATTAACTTAGTTTTCGCCGCTTCAGCTTCCCGGCGGAGATATTCAAAGAACCCCATGCCGCCCCCGCCGGAGGACAGATAGCTCAAGGCGCCGTCGAAGGCGTCCACCTGGTCGTCATGGGCCGCATTGGGGAAGGTGGCAAGCTCATCCATGAAGTCACTGACCCAGGTAGCCCCCTCGGGCAGACTGACCAGCCCTGCCTCCAGGACGGGTGTTACGGCGTTGGCGCGGGCCACCTTGTCATTGTCCACCTGGATGGCGACCACCGGGATGCGGGTCTCCCGCTTCAACTCCTGGATCAAGCTCTGGCCGCTGGCCTTGTCCTCAACCAACACCACGGACGGAGCCCACTTGGCGGTCTGTGCAGGCACCGCCCGCTTCAACTCGGGGAACTCTACCTGTGCCCTCCAGACATCCAGGACAAAGTACCGGTTCTTGCCGGTCCCCATGGTGACGCCCACGCTGTAATCCGCCTGGTCGCCCTTCTTGAAGGCCGTATCCCAGAACTGGACCACATTCGTGATGCCCAGATCCTTAACCAGTTGCCGAGGGTCATCCGTGGTCACACGGTGCCACTGCCACCAATCGCGCTTGAAGATGGCACCCTCTGCCGCCGCCGGGCGTTGCTGGTACAGGCTGGCCCACACGCGAGAACCAACGGCCCGCTTGATCTTGTCTAGTTCCTCAATGGAGTAGCGTTCTGGGTGGAGGGGATCACCCTCCTTCCTCAAGAGACGCCCGTCAAGGGTGCTGAACTCGTCCTGCTCTGCCACCGCCGGAAAGTTGATGACCGTCCATGTGTCGCCCTCACCGTCCTTCATCTGCTTCAGCAGCCGCCCCACAAGATCGTCCTCATGCCAGCGGGTCATGATGATCAGCACCCCGGCTCCCGGCGCCCGGCGGGTGTAGAAGGTGGACTGATACCACTCCCACACCTTGTCCCGATAGGTCTTGCTGTTCGCCTGCTCTGCATCTTTGATGGGGTCGTCAATCACCAGGATGTCGCCCCCCATGCCTGTGATGCCACCCCCCACGCCCGCGCTACGGTAGGAGCCCTTGTGGTCCAGGACCTCGAATAGCTCTGAGGTCCGAACCCGTGTGCCGTCACGCCCGGCCTTGAGCCCAGGGATGCGGGTCTCGGGGAAGATCCAGCCGTAAGCAGGGTCATCCATGATGCGCTGGACATCCCGGTTGATGCGGTTGGATAGGTCGGCTGAGTAGCTGGTGGAGAGGATCGCCAGGTCGGGGTTCCTGCCCAGGGCGTAGGTTGGGAACCGTCGGCTCACAATCTCGGTCTTGCCATGGCGGGGCGGCGCCTCAAGGATCAGGCGGGGGGACTTCCTGGCCTCAACATCATCAAGGAACTGGTCCAGGGCCGTCGCCACCTCGTGCGCGAACCACCCGGCCTTGTAGCCGGGGAAGGTCTCGATGATGAAGCGGATGAGTTTCTTACGGGCCAGTTCCCGTTTGATGTCAGCCAGGGGCGGGAGGTTCTTCACGGGTTACGCCTGGGGCGTGGGCTCGGCATCCGTGGCGGGGTCGATGGCACAGGTCTGATAGATGGCCTCCAGCGTCTCCAGTTGGTCCGTGGAGAGTTTGGACAGATCCAAGGCTGGAGGCATCGCGCTCCCATCCGGCATAGTAGGTGCCACCAAGGTGGGGGCGTCCAGGCCCCGCAGGGCCGCCCGGCGCTGCTCGATCCGCAGCAGGGTGTCGGCCACCCTGGGGTTGCCGCGCTGCGGCCAGAGCTTCAGTTGCATGGCGTCCAGCCGTTCCTCCTGCATCCGGCGCAGTTGCTTAGCGCTCTGGGCAGCCGTGGCCTCCAGGTCGTCCAACGCATCGCTGATGAGCTTGTGCACATGCTGCCGGGACTTCAGCTTCAGGGTGTCCGCGATGGCCTGCAGGGTCGCCCCAGCCTTCCGCAGTTCCATCGCCTGGTTCGTCAGTTCCATAACGCGCAGGTGCTTCTTGCCGGTTCGCG